GAATAAAATATAAAAATACACAAATATAAATATACACGCGGTATCCATATACATACATCAATTTTGCTAACCATCAGATTTGAAACTGGGTCGGATTTATAGTCTCCGAAGTGACTCTACTAATATACAAAATGATACAGAGCGACCCTGCCTAAAGGCAGGGGCGGTCTGCACCATAAGTGGCGACCCAGTTACCAACTCTATCGTTGTAACTGAGGTCTAAACCTGTGCACATATGAGATACGCCAGCACGATTTGCGACTTCTTTCATCAATAATCGTTGTTTCTCATATTTGTCCTCCCCGTGATTAAACCATTCACGAAGGGCACCATCAATATTGATTGCACAGGCGTGCTCTTCTGTTAGTGGACTATTTTTACCCCTCATAAAACAATGAAGAGATTTGTATATTGATTTATCTAATAGCGCACCCAGATGAACACCAAGTTTCGGATGCCATACACTACTTCGTTTGAGAAATTCGAATTCTTCTAAAGGCAAGAAATCTAATAATTCTGATTCCTTGTCAGGCATAGTGTATACTTGCCCATATTGCGCAAGAAATTTCGAACAGCCCTTAATGGTGAATTTATGTATGTCATCCCTAACAGAACCAATGTTATCGTCTCCGTAGGTCATTGCAGCCACACAATCACGAAACTTTAATCTATTCTCAAATGATTCCGGTGAATATTGAGAATACAAAAAGCAACGTAGATTTAATGAGCCACAAATACCATTAATGATAACGGTCAATGAATTACCACTAATGTGTGTGCCTTCTGTTAAGCCAATTAGATCTCCATTAAAAGCTATATAAGCGAAAACAATATCGCCAGTCATAGCTTCCATAATATCACAATCTTCTTGCTTATAATCACACACACGAGCAAAATCTATGAGGATACGAAGAGCGGCAAAAATTAATTGTGATGGTAATTTTTGGTCGTATTTCCCATAATCACCGCCAAACAATCTCTTATCACCAAACTTCATAACGTGCTCATGGAATTGTTGCCATTCAGGTCCGTGCGAGTTGATACCAACAGCGCATTCAGATACAAGTGGATTCATTTGTAAAACACGAAGCAAAGGTAAATAATATTTACGAATAAGATATGTTAAAGATAATGCATTCCCATAAAAGATGCGACACTTCTCTTTAGTAAGAATCTCATCCTTCTTGCACGCTTTGGCAATAGGATACCCTCTTTCACCGCGCCGATAACAATCTTCGACACGCTTAATCTCATCCATCAATTCCTTCTCTAACTCCCTATTATTAGGCCATTCTTCAGTGGGTTCTAATTCAATTACATGGTCACGTTTTGGTCCTGTAAGTGGAAAACCCACAGAAGTATCTAACTTAATAGCATCCATAAATTTCTTACCCGGAATACCACACAAATTTTCATGATCTG